TTCCGCATTTGTGGAAAAGTCATTGTTTCATCATACGTTATGATATTATAAAATTCTGTTTGGGGCATGGTCGATTGTGGTCTATTTGTACCCGGTGTACCGGATGACAGGGCTAACCGCTCCCGGCCGGGTGTGGGATGTCTCCCCCGTTCAGACCTTGGCCGTGTCCCACCATATTGGGGGAGGTGATTATATGGACATGGATATCAGCGTGATCACAAATCTGATCAGTAACCAACTTTTCCCGATTGCTATTTGTCTTCTTCTCATGTGGTATATCAAAGGCAATCAGGACAAGGAAAGAGAAACGCTTGAATCACTCGGTAAGGTGGTGCAGGAAAATACCATGGTCATGCGTGAGCTTCAAACCGTGGTAAAAGAACACTTGTGCAACCCACCGCAGAAATAATAAAATGGAAGGGGCTTGAAATGCTATGGAACCTGAACCGCAGAACGTGACAACGGAACCCGCAACCGAACCGACAACGGAACCGATGCACACGGACGCAGAAGCGGCCTTGCTTCAGCAAGTGCAGACACTTACGGCAGAAGTTGCCAAACTCAGGGAAGAGAACAAAAAGCTTTTTCTCCGCATCGGCGGCGGCGGCGAAGGACAGACGAGCAACACTCCAGATGATGAAATCCGAACCATGTTGCAGGCCTACCGGGAATCCGGATATAACCCGAACAAACTTTACGGAGGTGTATAACCAATGGCAGATTTTGCCCAAACCACGTTTACACAGATTGCCAATGAAAATCCCGTCCTTAATGCCCGTCTTCCTCAGGGAGTTCTTACGGACATTAACACAATCAAAGCTGTGCTTGATGCCGTTCCGGAGGCGTACAACGCTTATGTTGCCGCCATGGTTCAGCGTATCGGACGGGTTTACATGGAAGTTTCCGATTTTGAAAACCCGCTCCGCAGACTTATTGACGGTGATAACCCGATGGGGCATCTTGTGCAGGAACTGCACTTTAACCCCATCGCGGCCGAAGGCGATTTTAATCCGCAAGGCCCTAACCCTCTTGGCAGGCGTGATGATGAGAACGTGAACGTTGCTTATCATCAGATGAACTATCAGCCGTATTACGCGATCTCTGTTGATCGTGTCGGCATGATGAACGCTCTTGCGTCTTGGGCTGATCTTGATCGGTTCTGGGCGGCGAAGATGCAAGCCATGTACCTTGGCGCGGGCATTGACGAATATGTAGCTATGCGGAAAGTGATCAATAACGCGATTGCGGCAACTGGTACGGGTTCCGTCCTGCCGTCTGCGTATCTTGGCACGGTAACCGCCAAAGACGAGGCTTCCGGCAAAGCTTTCGTTCAGGCTCTGAAAGTCATTGTTGAAACCCTCAAATTCCCGCACGTTTACAATCAGGCGGGCGTAACCAATATCAATAGACCTTCCGATTTCGTCCTCCTCCTTAACAAGGCTATTGCTCCGAATATTGATGTCTATACTCTGGCAAGCCTGTTCAATCCCGGTCTTGCGGAAATCCCGCAGAGCGGCAACAATGTCTTCACGATTGATACTTTTGCTTCTGACAACGGTACGAACGGGAACGTGCTTGGCGTTCTGACAACCCGTAGGTGGTTTAAGTTCTTTGAAACCCTTCGGACGGTTCGTCCGATTGAAAACCCGCAGGGCCTCTTCACCAATTTCTTCCTTCATAGGTGGCTCACCTTGTCTCTTAGCCCGTTCGAGACGTGCGTGGTGCTTCGTTCCGGTACAGGAACTTAAGCATATTGTCTTCATTGTGCATTCCTCCTTACTCCTCACACTCTACCCTGCCCCGTTGGTCTAGCCAGCCAGCGGGGCAAACCCCTATCATGGGTGGTGATGACATGGCAAGAGATACGACATACCAATTATTCAAAACCGGGAGAACGGATCCGACATTGACGCACATTTGGGCTTTTGCGAGTGAATCGGAGCGGACAAACTGGTTGCTATCGCGTCCAATGCTGACTCTATCAGCGAACAAATATTGGCGTGTTGGCGATACGATCAAGATTAATGTGAACTATGAAACCGCATTGAACTATGATTATATACGCATTACGAACAATACTACAGACGCGCAGAAGCGGCGCGATTGGTATGCTTTTATCACGGCTCGGGCTTACGTATCGCCAACTGTAACCCTGTTAACGCTGGATGTTGATTACGTACAGACTTATTATTTTTCCGGCACGGCTCCGTTCTGGGCGGTTTCCGGCTTCCTTGTGAAATCAACTGATATGAGTGAATTACCGCCTGTCGGCACGGTTTCGGAATATCCGGTACAGCAATCCCGTTGTCATAACTTCATGGCGGTTGATACTGGCTTATATGGGTTTGTGATCTATTCAACGGTAGATTTGCGCGTGACCTCTTCTGAAACGCATACCCTTTCAATGGTAAATAACCTCTTCATGGTTGCCACTCCCTATGTAATTGCCTCTGATAACCCGCAAACGCTTTTGCAGAATTTGGGAACGCTCATACGGCACTTTAATGATTTGGGCATTACGGACGCAATCAGCGGAATTTATGCGATCCCAATTCAGTTTATACCGCAATCGGCAAGAGATGCTCAGATTCATCTTGGCGCGGATTCCAATCTATTGCAGGGGATAGACATCTACGTTACACAGCCGGCAGACATTGACAGCGTACAATACGAAACGCTTCCGATCCTCTCTGATTACGATTACAGCACAATAATCATAAACAATGGGCAAGGTGAAACCGCGACATATCATTTTAACGAGTTCAGCGGAACCCCGCATTTTCACATTTCCTGTTCTCTCTCTGGCGGTTCCCCTACACTGTATTGTGTCCCGCAAAACCTTGCCTTTAACACGCTGGACACGCGCAACCATGCGGTGAAAATTACACAGGCTCCAAGTTGTGCATGGTTGAATGATACCTATAAGATCTGGCTGGCGCAGACGCAATCAAGCCGACAAGCGGCTATTGACGATGCTGAAATCCAAATCCGTCACGCTGTCGAAGCACGCGAAAAGTCTTTCGCGTATAACTTGGGCTCAACCGGGATCCTACAGACGGAAACCGAAGTCGGCGAGCGTGTAGCGGAGGCCAGCCAGCGCGGGATCATATCCTCCTTTGACGCAATGGCGCGGCCTATCAAATCGGCGGCGGCGGCGGCGGCATCGGCGATAACCGGACGGCAAATTGACATTGACAGCGAAGAAAACCAGCTTACGAATATTCTTGGCGTACAAGATACGGGCGCGGCTCCGTGGCTGAACCAGCTTTACAATCTGGGTGTAACCTATCTGAATCACCAGCTAGGAATAGAACGCACATATCAATACGATCATGCCGTAGCCAATGCAAATTCCGCATTAAATCAATTGATGGCTGGTTATCAGGATAAAAGCCGGATACCGCCAACGGCCAGAGGCTCCAATGCATACGGCGATCTTGTACCATTGCGGCAATACGGGTTTATGATTGGCGTATATACTCCGAATGGTGAATCCGCTTATTTGCTTGATACGCTCTTGCGCTCTTCCGGACATACCGTAAATCAGCATATATCCTACCCGGTACGGAAATCCCATGAGGTCTACGACTTTGTAATGTTGAATAGCGCAAAAATCGCCGTCAATATCGGAATCCGTCCGGAATTTGTCCGCAAAATGATGATAGATCTGCTTGGGCGCGGCGTGTATCTTTGGTATATCAACGACAACGACTTCTCCGAATATTACGGTTCTCCCTATGGAATAGATAACCCGGAGGTGGGCGGCAATGGGTAAACGGCAACAGCGAGATTACACGTTTGCGGAAATCGTTGTACGCGACATGATCACTAACCTAATACAAGGTCGGTTCAAATGGTCTGGTCTCCCGGAGCGGTTGACCTCTGAACAGCTTGAAAGGTTTATTTGCCTTTGGGATGCAAACGGGCTTGCCGTGGGATTTTCGGATCCAGTAGGCGGGCCGATGCTTCTACCGGGCTACCCCTCAGGGGCATTTGACATCTATTGGTTGCCGCGATCCTATACGGTTACGGGCGCGGATTATGACCGGGTTATTGACTCTGATAATTGCGTACCGTTTTACAATGATTCAAGCCGCACGGGCCTCTTTCCGATCTTTGATGATACAATCCATCAAATGGCGCGGTGTTGGTCGGCGATGGCGTACAATCTGGAGCAACAGAAAAACCCGATTGTGTTCTCCGGAACCAAAGAAGAAATTGAAAGCTTGAAAGAAGCGAACCGGAGGCGCCTTGAATATGAATCGGTTATTGGCGTTACCGCTTCCGCAATGTCTACGATTGAAACGGCTAAGCGGTTCTTCCCTACCCGCACGGAATTTGAAGGTGCGGCATATATTGAACATTATAACCAGCTTTTGAACCGCTTCTTAACGGTATGCGGCATCAATAACCAGCCAATCCAGAAACGGGAAAGATTGGTTTCCGGCGAAACAACAGCCAATAACCAGTTGATTACGTTTTACCGTGATTCGGCAATTCGGGCACGGGAAGAGGCGGCGAACGCTTACAATAAATTGTTCGGCGCGTCTCTCAATGTAGAATGGCGCGGAGGTGAGATTCTTGAAACTGTCGGTTCTGATGAATCCGGAGTCCCCAGTATTCAACGTACCGGGATTCCCGGAAACGCTGTTTCCGGATCTGGGGAATGAGTACCAGTCATACACGGACATTAAAGCGCAGATTTGCGCACACTTCCTAGATTACGATCTGGCTATAATGCCGCCGTGGCGATGGGTGGAACGGTTCCATTATGTTATCAAGCGGCATATCGCGCAATGGCAACGGTTGCTTGATAGCGAAACCGCACTCCGTCCAGATGATGCAATCTATAACTATGATCTTCACGAAACCAGCGAATACGAATCCGAAAACACAAGCGAAAGCGAAACGACATCAACGGATGAGCAATTCACAAGCGACACCCCAGACGGAAGCTTAAGCGACATTGAAAATTATATGTCTGCGGGCGGGCGCGGATCCAGCACGGGAACCGGAACCAGCACGGGAAGCGGGAGCGGCTCGTCCTCCATGCGGCGATATGGTAATATCGGTGTCATGACTTCCGCGCAGATCCTAGGAGGATACCGGGAAGCAACAGACTTTGACGCATACACGTTTATTTTTAGAGACTTGGAGTCTCTTTTCATCGGTGTTTTTGATCTGGAAACAGACGGCGAGTTTGTTTTGACAGTAAATCCGGAGGTGTAAATATGGCGAAATTAATTCCACCCCTTGGCGGCGTTTTCAAGCCGAACAGCGCGGATATCTCCTCGTGGCTTTATCAGATCTGGCAGTATTTGCAGGATAACCCCATTGCCAACGTTGACGAACTCCGCGCACTCATTGCGGACACGCTCCCGGCAGAGGTCGCAACGGCTGTAGCGGAGTATCTGGATGAACACCCGGTAGAAGTAGACTATCCAGTCGATTCCGTAAACGGTAAAACCGGAGCCGTTACGATTGAATATGCCGAACTGGTGAACGGCACGACGCTTCCGATCTATCGTGCGTCTAATGATGAGTTCGGGCCGAATGATCTTCTTGAAGCATACAATGAAGGTTGCCGATTTGCGGTGCAGGATGATTCATTGTTTTTCGTGATGCTGAAAAACAATAACACAATAACGCTTCTTCCGATTACTGGCGGCGGCGGCGGTTCTGGCGGCGATGGCATCCAGAGCATTAACAGCACAATTCGTCCGGACACTAACGGAAATGTTGTTGTTACTGCGTCAAATCTTCCGATGTCATCCAGCAACAGCACAACGATTAAAAGTGCAATTGAAGCGATTACTCCCGGACCGTCAATTGCAATGATTGTAAATACAATTTATCCCGTTGGCTCTATCTATATCAGCACGGCGGCGGCTAATCCCGCAGATCTGTTTACTGGTACGCAATGGGAAGCCATACAAGATAGGTTCCTGCTTGCGGCTAGTACATCGCACCCGGCTGGCCAGATGGACGGCGAAGAAACGCACACGTTAACTATTGATGAAATGCCGTCGCATACTCATCAAATCACATTCGCAAATAGTGCGCTTGCATCGGGAACAGCTAGACGAACCCCACAAACGCATGATCAGGATCGTATGGAAACATTGCCCACAGGCGGCGGGCAACCGCATAACAATATGCCTCCCTATCTGGCTGTATATATGTGGAAGAGGACTTCGTAATGTTGGTCTATGTGAATCCGGATATCTCCGGAAATGTGTACATCCGGGAGGGGCCGTCAACGGCCTCTCCCTCTGTCAAAATTCCTGCGTACAATTTCGACCGCTACGGCATCATGTACGATGTCGATGAGGTGCGTGACAACAGCGGCGTTATCTGGTATCACTTGCGCGGGCTTGGCTGGGCAATGGCGAAGTATTTTAAAGAGTACGGCAAAGGCCCGGAAGACCCGCTTAAAACTTGGTTGATAGGGCTTACCCGTGAGGAGATAGAAACGGCAATCGCATACCTTCAACAAACCATAATGGGCGGTGATGATTGATGGCATGGCTGGACACGCTGCACACGGTGAATCTTCCGTATAACCGAACCTTTACGGAGAAATACGGATACGAAACCGAAAAGGGAAAGCAAAACGCGAGATACATTTTTACATGGTTCATGACCCGCACAACGGGCGTGCAGTATGCGCCTCTATGCGGCATGATGGGATGTTTTAACGGTGAATCCCGGCTTAACCCGGCGGCGGTATTCGGATTCAACAGTCTTCAATATCTGCTCAATAACCGATTTAAGGCGTTCGGAATTTGCCAGTTTGTCCCTGGTTGTCTTCCGACAAGCAAAACTCCGGAATATTGGCGTAAATATCATGGAACTAATAAACCCATTTATTATTACTGGCTTGCTGATAATCAGGGTGGGAGCCTAAACACGCTGTATACAGAACCAGATGGCGTTTGTTCTGATATGCGTGCGCAACTGGAATACATCTATAAAGAAAACGGATGGAAGCGCACGACAGAAACGAAATACGCTGTTCTGACAAATAAGGTTTACCGTGGTTCAATCAATGATTTTCTGCAATCAACAAGGTACAGCGTCCGCGAATATGCAGAGTGGTTCTATGCGGCGTTTGTCCGCTCCGGAGGCGCGGAACGTGCGTTACCCGTATATGCCAATTTTGCGGAGCGCATCTATAAAGCCTTCTATGATGAGTTCGGTGACGGAAGCGACCCGCCTACACCCGGCCCCGATCCCGGCCCGGATCCGGAACCCGAACCCGGCCCCGTACCAGAACGGAAACTTCGTAATTTTATCGTTGTAGCAAAGGCGGCGAAACTGTTTTGATGTATTACGACAAATCGCAACTATTGAGTTACAACAAACTTTTTTCGTTCGTCATCGGTGCGCGTGGCATCGGCAAGACCTATCAATTCAAGCAATGGTCTATTTCGGATTATCTCCGCAACGGCAATAAATGCTGGTGGGTGATGCGCTATAAAACGGAACTTGATAAAGTGGTGAAAGACGGAAGATTCTTTGCTGACATTGCGGAACGGTTCCCGGAATATGGGTTCAAGATAGATGGCTCCGTAGGATATATCACCCGTACACCCGGAATTAAAAGCCCCGTTTGGGAACCGTTCATTTCATTTCAGGCTCTGAGCGAGTCAGCAATCAAGGCTATTTCGGATCCGCTCTGCACGAAAATCGTTTTTGATGAGTTTATACCGCTTCCCGGCATCCGGTATCTTAATAATGAGGTTGAACGCTTCTTAGAGTTCTACTTTACTATAAGCCGTGGGCGGGATGTCAGGGCTTTTTTCCTTGCGAATAACGTTACCGTTGCTAGCCCGTACTTCACGTATTTTAAGATCCGCCCCGGAACCCGGCAGTTTACAGTCGGAGACGAAATCGTCATCGAAAATGCCAGAACGGAACAGTTTACGGAGGCGATGCAATCCACTAGATTTGGGCGGCTTGTCTCCGGGACGCATTATTCCGAATACGCAATCAACAACGAATCCTTATCCGATACGGATGCATTCATATCCGATCGGATACCGCCCCGGAGCCGGGAACTATTCAATCTTAAAACCGGGTACGGTGTATTCCAGATTCTTATCTGTCAGCCAGCGTCTTTATACGTTCGGAAACGTAAAAACAGCGCAAACGCTGAAACGGTCGTTTACGCTGTTGACATGACTTTGCATGATGAGGATACAATAGCGGTGACGGTTCATTATCATATGGTACGCAACATACTAACCAAATATTACGCAGAGGGCCTCATGATATTTGATTCGCAGGAGACAAAAGCCGAATTTTTGCAAAGTTGCTGGAAATTGCTTGTTAAAACATGATTGTTGTTTCGTGAATCGTAAAGTCCCTCTCAACCAGATCACAACCGCCCGGACGGATGACCGGAACCAATTTACCCGGAAACGTTGCGCCAATGCGGAAATTGTCCCATGTAATCAGGCTCTTTATATTGTCTGGCATTCCGCACGCCTTAACTTCAAGCGTTCCGTCTGCGTGTTCTTCAATGTACGTTTTCTGCCGTAGATATTTAGCGCGGATAAATTCGCTTTCACGTTTCCAGCAACCTAACTTCACAGGATCAACCGCCCCGCCAAACGTGGGCGGTTGTCCGTTTATCGTGGCAAGATGTACGGAATCTGTGTCACAATAGCAGAACCCAACGGAAGCGTTCACGCCCCGGTTTAACTCCCGGCGGGCGTATGATGTGATGAATGCGGCTATTGCTACGTTGTTGCAATCGGTGTATTCGTAATCGGAATTGTGCATTGCAAAGGTATCGGAAGCAGGGGAGAACGTGATAATCTTATGCCTCCGTAACGGGTTCATGCCAAACTTTCCATACCCGCTATTCATCATGAGTTTATCTATCTGCCGTTTTCCTCCCTTGTCTTTCTCTTTCCTGCTTCCCCAGTAATTGACGAACTCGGCAAACAATAGATTATCTGAGTGCCGCCATTTGTACCCGCGCACGAACTCGTAGTCCACTACGTAATTTTCTAACAGCATTTCAAAATCAATTGAGGTGAGGACAACGGATCCTTCGTAATACGTATCAACCCAGCGTTTACCAACGCGCAAAGTTGGCAAGGCCCCGGGAATGTGTTCCGCTCTGATGTTAAATTCCGCGATCCAGAGACAAGCATCCAGATCCATAAACCCTTCAATCTTAACGGGCCAATATACGGGATACGCATATTGCCGCATAACATACGGATAAAGCGAATTGACATCATACACGACACCCTCGCCGACTTCCTTATCTTGAATGTCCGGGTTTACGTATGAGATCCCGCCAAAGTAGGCCAGCCGGCAGAACGCTTCAACCTCCGGGTGTTGTCTCATATACTGTATCCCCAATTTGCGATATGCATCTTTAACGGTTCTCTTTATGCCGTCCAAAGCATCGGAAGGCGCCGTCATCTTTTTTAACCCGGCATCAAAATGGATCTTAAGCGCACGGGCTACAATCTCGGTATCTCTGTGTACGTAATCCAGTTCTGTCTCTGTCGGTGTGTATCCCTCTGGGCGTGGTGCTTCGTAGTCAATCTCGCCTTTGCTCATCGGAAGATTATACGCTTCGCCGATCTTCCGGACGGGGAGGGGAATTTTCTTCAGGCTGTCGAAAATGCGGATTTTTTGACCCGTTTTCGTGACGATCGTTCCGGCGAACCATTGCCCCATGTCCGAAACCAAAAAGTTGAAAGTCCCGGCTTCTGTTGGCTTGTCCGTCCATTTGTACCCGTTCCGGAATAAAAAGTCCGTAATATACGAGCCGTCAAACTTCAAATTATGGAAATAGATTTCCGGCTCGTCTACGGCATCAAGAAACCGCATTCCGTCTTCAATGGTGGTATACGTTACGTGTTGAAGCGTGTCTATATCGCACAGATCGAAAAGCCATACCCGCATCCGAATATTGCCGTATTCGTCAATGTCGCGTGTGGTTTCAAAGTCTCCAACCAGTTGCATTTCCCCATCCCCATACCCATAAATCAGATAATGCCAGCCCCAGCCATCCGATCCATTATCGGCGAAAAGTCCGCGCTTACATCTCCGCTGGCTTCCTTGCCAACGTAAAGCGCGGAGATCTCCATGCCGCCCGTGGCGCGGAAGATTTCATCCTCTGATACTTTTCCCTTTTGCCATTTGTCTACGAGTTTCTGCATATCCTTGTCCGTCAAAAAACGGGAGTCGGTGCTGATTGCCGTCATAAGGTTTTCTACGTACCGTTTCTTTTGCGTGTTCAGAAGATTAGAAACGCCGTCCCGGAGCCTGTCCTGCAATTCCTCCATTGCATAGCGGAAAGCCTCTGCGGGCGTTCTGGTGCGGCTCTGCGCCATGGCTTGCATTGTCCATGGGCGCCACAAGTTACCCTCATAGTTGTTTCTAGCCGCCCATTTGCGGGCCGCATCGTTATAACTCTTCGCCATTTTTTGAAAGCGGCGAATATCCCCCAGTTCTATTCCGGTTGCTTCCGCAAACCTCTTAGCAGTCAAACGGGGAGCTTTCGATTTCATGCTTGATGCTTTCGCCATTTCCGCAAACCTCCGAATTTAAGTACTTTTTGAAAGACGGACAATCGACATCTTCCCGGCAACGATAGCCGCACGTTTTGCACCAATCGCAAACAAACTTCTCAACGGTGATCCCCAGCCAGCTATCACGGAGCAGCCGCGCGAAACCTTCATCGGAAAGATGGTGGATGATCAATTCCCAGCGATCCCGGTTATTTAATGCCATGTGTGAACCCTCCTTTTAAAAAGAGCCGGGAGAAAATCCGCATTCTCTCCCGGCTTATCATATCGGCACAAGCTTTGTATCAGTTCGGTTTACGCATTCGGATTGATGATAACTCCCTGCATCAGTTCACGGCGAAGACGGTTGCTGTAGTAGGTGCGGCACTCAACGATCATACCGACAAGCGTCTGGATCTCCTCCGGAGAGGCTTCCGCGCAGTTGCGGGCGATGTTGGAGGGGCAGTAGTAGCACTCGCCTTCAGGCGTGAGGATCTGGACAACGGGCCGCTTCTGGCCTTCGTTGAACGTGTCATCAACAAACATCATTTTGATAGATGCGATCTTGTAACGCTGGCCCGGCTCCATCCTCTTAGCGGCTCCGGCGTTGATCATATCAATAAGTCCCATTTCTGTTTACTCTCCTTTGCTTTCGTCCTTGTATTTGTCGATGGTGCTTGTGCCGTTTATGATTGCGCGGATTTCATTATAAATCCCTGTGTAAACCAAATCAACAGCGTTTTCTTGCCTTGTCCTACGTGGGAACCGAAGACGGGCTATCTGTGTTGCACGGTGCAGGGAAATCAGATTCCGAAAACAGATAGCACCGATCTTCCGTTCTAGGTCTAGCCATACTTCGTTGTTGTCGGCGATGATAGCCGTTACGAGTGCTTCCGCAATCGTTCGGGCATCGCGAACCAATCTACGTTCCGGATCCATTTATTCAGCCTCCATTCCAGATAAAAACCACTCATCAACAGCAACCAGTGACGGTAGGATCTCGCTACACCATTCACCATTGAGCGCAATTCGATATGTAGTTCCTCGGTAACTGGCGCGGGTGTATATGCGGTAATCAGAATCAGCATATATCGTATACCCTGCAAACGATAAATCCGTCCAAGGTGACGGGTAATAGGGAACCCACTCCAAACGCTCACAATCGTTCATTTTCTGATAGCCTCCGCAAAGTCCCAAATCTTCCCCAGATCGTACGGGCAGTTCTTCTCGCAAGTATCCCAGAACTCAAGCGTTCCGTCCGGGAGCGGAACCGCGATTCCCAGCCGTGCCCACTTCCGAATCAGACGAACCCATGCGTAAACGCTGGTAAAGAACTCCCGGGTGTAATCAAACGGTTTCAATTTGTGTTTCATTTCTTAACCCTCCTTAAATCCTCATCGGTGATGTTGTTTACCATCCGGAACAGGGCAACCAGCTTGACCTTTTCGGCAGGGCTAATCTTGCTGATAAAGCACCAGTAATCCAGCAGATAGACAAAACGGGTAAATGCAAAGATCGTTTGGCCGTGGGTTTCACTAACCCAATTGCGGTAAATCTCAAGGTGGAGGAAGTCAAGGTCTGCTTCGGTGAAATTGTGAGCATGGTCACGAATTGCATTGGTGATGGTTTCGGGAATCGCTGTTGCCATGTTCTGGCCTCCTTTCATGTCCTCACGGGATGCACTAAGTATAGCACCCGGACGACTGTTACTCAATAGACTTTTCCACAAATGCGGAATTTTGTTTTCCACAGAGTTTTCCACAGGTGTGGATAACTTTTTGCGATTTCCGAACGCGGGAGAGTTTTCCACAGGAGTTGTCAAC